GCTCATCGTGTCGGAGATGATTATGCTCTGAACTATAACCCTAAATTGATTTCTGATTTTGATAGAGTTGTAGAGTTTGCAGACACTTTAGATTTAGCTGGTGTTCCTCCTGAGGATGTGTTAGATGCGGTTTATGGCCATATGGTTATTGCCTATGAATTATCAGGAACTATTTTACCTCCGTCTCCATTGATGCAAGAATGGTTGGACGCCAATTTGGAAATAGTTGCACCAGAATTTGTTGAGACTTATAAAAGGATTTCTACTTATGAATCGTTTCATCCTTTGGATGTATCTGAGGCAAAGTTTGATGGCTTTATTGATGTTCCACCTAGTGCTACGTATGACGTACCGGTGGTTGACCCAGACATCTATATTTGCTTAGCACAAGTAGAGAATGAGCATCCTTATTTTACCACCACGCCTTTGGTTGGATTCTCTCATGGAGTTGATGGGAGGCCTATAAGGAATGTCACCGCACAAGATCTCAGAGGAGTGTGTGAAGCTAATAAAAAGTTTCACGATTATAAGAGAGTTGATGAGAGTGTCGATTTTAACGACTTGTATCTCTGTTCTATGGACATAGTTCGAGCGTTGGGTGAAGATGGTAAGTATGATCCTGAATTTGTTGTTACACTGGCTGATGGCGAAGGTCTCGTTGGCGGAATCGATAAAGATTCTTCTATGGGGTATTCCAACATTAAGTTCTTTTCTAGAGAAGAGGATGGTGCGGTTCATTCTGTACCTAATCCGCGAAAAAGGGATGCTATCCCTGCGCAACTTGATAATTTTGAGGTTTATAAATCTGAACTTAACGCCTATTTATTAGGAATTAGGGATGATATACCTTATCCTGGACCCCTGTTTGAAGCCCATAAATTGGAAATATTGACCCATTTGGAATATTGGGATACGTGTGATGAATATGTATCTGCTGATGAGGTTAATAAGGGTAAGATGAAACAGAGACTCTTTTACATGAGTGCATCTCTCGCCTTGATGGCTGACAATGTCATTTTTAAAACGCTAGTAGATACCATGCGTTATTGGATGTCAGCTATTGGAATCAAGGTAACAGAGGGAGGCCTTCTTGAGATGTGGGATATCGTCTTAGGGAAGCGCTCATCTCCCCTGAAGCAGAGATGGAGACGTGTCGAACGTTGGGCATGGCATAAGCATGGAGTTGACCTCAAGAAAAGGAGGTATGGTGAGGGTGATTGGTCATCCTATGACACTACTCTTGTTGCTATGGTTATGGCTGCTGCTATAGGCACCGCGTTCTCTATTTATAGTAGAACGGGTGATCCTCTTATTCGCTTGCTTGCCATAACTTGCCATGGATTGGCCATCACTAAAGTTATGTACATGTACCTTGCAGATCAATTTTATAGAGTTCAAGGTAGGATGTTTAGTGGTGTTTTAATTACCTCAACGATCGATACTGTGTATCAAATTGTGCTCTTCTTGTATTATTGTAAAATGCTGTTGAAGAAATATCCTGATAATACTCTTTTAAGGGAAGTTATCGCCGCTCAGATGTTTATAATGTTCTTTTATGGAGATGATCATATAGCGGGTTGGCCTGTTTGGATGGAACAATTCAAACTTGATGATGGTGCCAAGGATACTTTGGATGACTTTGTAAACATGTGTATTACGAAGTTTGGCATGAAATACAAATTGAGTGCATCGCAACGTTATGAAGATGGGGAGGTCATAGGAGAGATTCATTTTATGACCAGTGAGTATGATGGTGTTCCTCTTGAGGTCCCGTCACTCACGAGATTGGGTTGTTCTTTTCTTAAGTACACTCTTGTTCAAATATTTTATGATAAAGAACCCTTTTTGACCCCAATTCCTATGAAGCATCCTAAAGATGCTGTTTCCAAGTGTGGTTGGAGTGTTAATGCTTCCAAGAACATTTCATTGGAAATGGCTAAAGTGGTTGCTCTAGCTTTTTTAAACACTAACCCGGAGGTTCATTGTTTTCTGGAAAAATATCATGAAGCGCTTGCTAAACGTGGTGCTATTCTTACTCCTGAGATAATGGAGACCATTATGTCGCATCCTGAAGGAATATCGATGTATTTGTTGTCTCAGACTTATGTTAAAGGTGTTGATATAAAATTTCCTTCCCTCCTGGATAATTACAAGAAGCAGTATAACGGGTATCGCCGCCGTACTGGTTTTGTACCTTTGGACAAATATGGTCGTCAAAAATTAGATCGTGACAAGCGAAAAATGTGGCGTGCCGATGATTATACTGGTTCAGAGATACCAATTGAATTTGAATGATTGGTTTGGTGCTATTTGGTTAAAAAAAAAAAAAACACGCGTCTCA